TGGCTTCTCACATTACGACCGGCAACTGTTCGCCAAGGTTTCAAAGGTCAATGATCCAAATTCTGCCTACCGAAACCAAGAACCGCACTGGATGCTGATCGAAGACCTAATCGGCGGCACCTATGAAATCCGTCGTCGTCATCGCCGCTACCTTTTGCAAGAACCACGCGAACTGGATGAAAGCTATGACCGCAGGCTGAGCACTTCAATCTGCCCGCCGTATTATCAACGGCTTGAGCGGATGCTGGCTGGTATGCTCACGCGCAAACCTGTCAGGCTGAATGATACATCAGACCAGATCCGTGAGCAGCTTTTTAATGTTGACCTGAACGGTAATGACCTGAACGTTTGGACATATGAGACTGCCCGCAAGATGATCCGTTACGGTCACGTCGGCGTTTTAGTTGATGCACCGCGTGATGGTGGTAGACCTTTTTGGTGCAGCTACACACCAAGAGAAATCTTGGGCTGGCGTGCTGAAATTATTGATGGTGAACAGAAGCTAATGCAGCTTCGCTTGTCAGAATCCATCATCGTGCCTGATGGTGACTACGGCGAAAAAGAAGTGCAGCAGATCCGTGTGCTGTCGCCTGGCGAATTTAAGCTGTTCCAGCGTGACGAAAAGAAAGGTGACTTCCGCGTCGTTGATGAAGGTCGCACTAGCCTTGATCGCATCCCATTTGCTGTCGCATATTCCAATCGTGTAAATACATTGGAATCACGTCCACCACTGGAGGACATTGCCAACCTAAACCTCAAGGCGTATCAGATCCAATCGGACCTTGACAATCAACTGCACATCTCGGCAGTACCGATGCTTGCGTTCTATGGCTTCCCGTCTGCTGCTGAAGAAGTATCGGCTGGCCCTGGTGAAGCGATTGCATTTCCTGCTGATGGACGTGCAGAATATATTGCTCCATCATCTGATGCGTTTGCATCGCAGTTCCAACGGCTAGATCAAATTGAAAAGCAGATCAATGAACTGGGTCTGTCTGCTGTGCTTGGTCAGAAGCTATCCGCTGAAACCGCAGAAGCTAAACGACTGGACCGCAGCCAAGGCGACTCAACCATGATGGTGATCGCTCAGAACATGCAGGACATGATCGACAACTGCCTGCAGTTCCATGCACAGTACCTTGGTGATCGGCAACCTGGTAGCTGCTACGTCAACCGTGATTTCCTTGGCACCAGGCTGGAGCCGCAAGAGATCCAAGCACTGCTGCAGCTTTACACCGCAGGCACGATCACGCAAGAAACGCTGCTGATGCAGCTATCAGAAGGCGAAGTGCTTGGCGATGACTTTGATGTAGAGGAAGAACTAGATGCAACGCAAAACGGTGGGTTGATGGAAGCGACGCCTACACCAGCACCAGTACCAGCAGAAGAAGACACAGTGATCGATGACGATGCGGCATGATGGTGGTAGCTGCCAACGGGTCATGGAATCGGACACGTCGGAGAAGCGCATTTTTCACTATGTGCAGCAAGAACTGCCTAATCGATATTTTGCTGTTGTAAGAATGGAATGGCGTGATAATGATGGTGAAATCTTACAAGTTGATGAAGTAAAGTTAGTCGATGAAGGTGTTGATACGATTGAAGGTTTTGTGGCAGTTGCAAAGCAAGCAATGCTTGGCGGTGCTGATATTTCAATGATCTGCCCGTATGATCCAGAACATCTGGGACTGGATGAAGAATGAGCACACCAGAAGCGTTATATCGTAATGCGATTGATCTGAATCGCTACAGCAACAGCGTTGCCCGCAGGGTAATTAACTCGTATAACGACATTATTTTAGATGCTGTTAATCAACTGCGTACGATTGAAGACCTTGACGAATCATTCAAGGCTGCACGACTGCGATCAATCCTGGCGCAACTTAAGGAATCATTGGCAACATGGGCAGGCGACAGCACTGAACTAACAGCATTAGAACTACAGGGTTTAGCTGAGTTGCAGTCTGAATTTGTAGAAGAACAACTTAAAAAGGTATTACCACGCGGCAGTCGCAACATCGTCCGCACCGTAGAGATCAGCCCGCAGTTTGCTCAAGCCGTCGTCACCACCGATCCAACGCAGATCAATGTGGTCACACTGTCGGATGATCTATTTGCTGCAGTGCAGGGTGCACCACAGACATTTAGCCTAACTGCTGCTCAAGGTGCAACGATCACATTGCCCAATGGCAAAATCGTTGAAAAAGCATTCCGTGGCATCGCAGAAGATCAAGCCGAATTGTTTGCTCAAGTTGTCCGCAATGGGTTGCTGACTGGTGAGACGACAGATGACATCAGCCGCAGGCTTAAAGGTAGATTGCGTTTTGGGCAACCTGGTAGTCCTAAACAGATCGCTGCTGCAGGCGGTCAAGCGACAACGGTAGCGAATAATCAAGTGCAAGCATTGGTCCGCACTAGCATCAATCAGGTTGCTAATGCCGCATCACAGCAAGTTTATGAAGCCAACCAAGACATCACAAAAAAATACCGTTATGTCGCAACGCTTGATACTCGCACTTCTGCCATTTGTCGTGCATTGGATGGCAGAGAATTTGAGTATGGCAAGGGTCCGAAACCACCGCAACACTTCAACTGCCGCAGTACGACGGTTGCTGTAGTTGACTATGAAGGATTAGGTTTTGACCCACCACCAGCAGGTAAACGTGCAGCAGCAGGCGGCATGGTGCCAGCAGATCAAAGCTATGGGCAATGGTTAGCCCGCCCAGAAAATAAAGCACGCAAAATTGAAGCCCTAGGCAAAGAAAAAGCAAGATACTTTGATCGTCTTGCACGCAAACATGGTGCCCGTGATGCAATGGCAAAACTTGTGCGTGATGATGGCTCAGAACTTACGCTGCAAGACTTACGCAGGCGTTACGGCAAACTAGACTAAGTTCAGCAGCTTCTGCATCATGCCTGGTTACAACAAAGGCCCTAAAAAGCCTCAAAAGCCAATGACCAAAAAAGGAGGCAAGAAAAAATGAAACGCGGCGATCGTGTTAGCTGGACCTATCAAGGCAAGCGCACCTATGGTGTTGTAACCAGCATCGCTGGTGAACGCGCCATGATCAAAGGTCCGACTGGTGGCAACATCACCCGTGTTGGCAGCAAGGATGATCCTGTGATTCGGATCAAATCTGAATCAACCGGCAATCCAGTGCTCAAGCGTGAATCACAGCTCCGCAAGGCACCGAAACGATCATGAGCATTGAGTACCGTGGCGAGACCTTCGCGGGTTACAACAAGCCCAAGCGCACGCCAAACCACCCAACTAAGTCTCACGCGGTACTCGCCAAAGAAGGCGACAAAATCAAGCTGATCCGTTTTGGGCAGCAAGGTGTATCAGGCTCACCACCACGACAAGGCGAATCAAAAGCAGCCAAAGCACGTCGTGCATCATTCATGGCACGTCACGCCAAGAACATCGCCAAAGGCAAGATGTCAGCAGCGTTTTGGGCAGCCAAGGAAAAATGGTAGGGATAGTTATAGTGTGAAGGCAAATTAGCCTTATTGGTTAACAATGCCTGAAGAACAGAATCAAGAGCCTACATCACCTGATGTAGCCAGCAACACAGAAGCCGAAGCGCTGAAAAGCAGCATCGAAGCTCTTGAGCGTAAAAACCATGAGCTGATCGGCAAACTCAAGAAAGCAAAGGCGGTGCCCGATGGGGTGGATATTCAGGAACTGCTGGACTTCAAGCGACAAGCCGAACAGTCAAAACTTGAATCCGAAGGAAAGTACACCGAAGCACGACAGGCTTTGGAGCAGCAGTTCCGTGAGGCGTCGGCGGAAAAGGACCAGCGCATTGCTGAACTTGAAGCAAAGGTGCGTGAACTGGAGCTGATCAGCCCTGCTGTTTCTGCCTTGGCTGACATTGTGCATGATCCTGATTTGGTTCTTAAAACCAAGCTGTCAGCCGACAAGATTGAGCGCGAAGCCGATGGCACTGTTGTTGTCGTTGATGGTTATGAGCGCAAGCCTGTTGCTGATTGGGCCAAGGCATCATTGCCCGAGTGGATGCAGAAAGCACCGAAGCCACAAGGTTCTGGTGCACCATCAGGCCGCAGCACTGGTGATATTCCTGCAGGGATGAAAAATCCATTCAGCCCTGATAACTTCAACCTAACGGAACAATCACGTCTGTTCCGCACTGATCGTGATCTATACGATCGGATGAAAGCAGCGGCTGGGCGTTAATATAAAACTACGGCAAAGCTACGCTGAGCCATATCGGGTTACGCCCAACCTGTAAACCCTTTTCGGTATCCAACGATGGCTACTCTCCGTAGCGACATCATCGTCCCCGAGGTGTTCACGCCCTACGTTATTGAAGAATCCACCAGAACTGATGCCTTTTTGGCATCTGGTGTGGTTCAACCAATGGCGGAGCTGAATGCCACTGAGGGCGGTGATTTTATTAACATCCCACATTTCAAAGCAAACCTGACCGGTGACTTTGAAGTTCTGTCTGACAGCACTTCACTGACTCCCGGCAAGATCACCACTGATCGGCAGACTGGCGTAATTTTGCACCGGGGACGAGCCTTCGAGGCAAGAGACCTCGCCGCACTTGCTGCTGGTAGTGACCCGATGGCTGCCATTGGCACCAAGGTTGCTAATTATGTCAACCACCAGCGTCAAAAGGATCTGCTGTCCTGCTTGGCTGGTGTCTTTGGTCCTTTGGGTTCTACCAGCTCTTCTGCTGCGTTCTTCCCACTGACCATTGATGGTGAGTCCGGCGACACTCCAACTGTGCTGTCCCCACGTCATGTTGCTGAAGCCAAGTCTCTGCTGGGTGATCAGGGTGAAAAGTTGACTGCCATGTGTGTCCATAGTAAAACCTACTATGACTTAGTTGAGCGTCGTGCAATCGACTTCATCTATGACAACACTGGTGCTGGTGACACCGCTGCTGATTCCGGTTCTACCGCGAACGCATTCGGCCAAGTCAGCGTGCCGACCTTTATGGGTCTGCGTGTGATTGTTTCGGATGATGTGCAGACTGCAGGTAGCGGCTCTTCTACTGAGTACGCAACCTACTTCTTCACCCAAGGCGCTGTTGCCTCTGGTGAGCAGCTTGCAATGCAGACCGAAACTGACCGTGACATCCTCGCCAAGAGCGATGCCATGTCAATCGACCTGCACTACTGCTATCACCCTGTTGGTAGCCGTTGGA